CTGGTAATTTTTATTCCAAGAGTTTATTTGCTAATGTCACGCCATTAATTCTAGCACTAGGAGGAGATTTATAAAATGGGATTACCATTAAACGTATTTAAAACAGTAACATTTGTAGCACCATCTACACCAGTGGGAATTTATACTGCTCCTGTTGGATATAGTGGTGTTGTTTTACTGTCACAAACAACCAATGTAGATTCTACATCTCATACAGTATCTTTGGATCACGTAAGAGGTGCTACAAGAACAGAGGTTGTAAAAAGTATGCCTATTCAAGGTCATGATACTATGAATTTAACTCAAGGAAAGTTAGTTCTTGAGTCTGGGGATAGTTTAGAATTATCTGCAAGCAATCCTAATCATGTAAAATTTATTGGAAGTATATTGGAAACCCTTAATTAATATCAACTAATGGCAAGGTTTAGAAGCGGTAGAGTATCACATCAACATATCGGTATATCATCATTTACCGAAGAGAAACTTGTTCTTGGTGTAATAGGAAATGTTAATATCAGTAATGATACTAATATTTCTGGTATTCTAACTGTCGGACAACAATTAGATGCTCCTAATATTGTAGTAACTGGTGCTGGTTCATCCATTACAGTTGATGATATTAATGCTAGAAATTTAATTGTATCTGGTATTGCTACTTTTAATGGGCGTATAGGTGCTGGTGATAGTCTTGGTAGTCCTGGTCAATATTTAAAATGCACTGAGGATGGTGTTACTTGGGCAAGTTTTGGTGGAGTTAGGGATAGTATATTACATACTGCAACTGCAGGTCAAACAACATTTACTGGATTTACATATAATCCATTCTTTACTGATGTATATGTAAATGGTGTTAAGTTAGTTAACAGTGAATATAGTGCTCCTGGTGGTAACACTATAACAATATATTCTCCATGTTTTGAAGGTGATGTAGTTGAGTTTATTTCTTTTAATGTAGATTCTCTTACGAATGGACAAGCATCTGGTGGAAGTACGTTAGGAATTAATACAACAGGAACATCATTATTCAATAATATTTTTGCCGTAGGTGTTGTAACTGCTTTCCAGTTTCATGGTGATGGTTCAAATTTAACTGGAATTAATACAACTTCTACTTATGCAGAAGTTGCTGGAATATCAACTCTTTCTGAAGGATTAACTGGATCACCAAATCTTGTTGTAGGTGTTATAACTGCTACTGAGTATCGTGGTAATGGTCAATACTTAGAGGGAATAATTTCTGGGATAGAGTTTCAGAATGAAGGAACTACTGTAGGAACTGCTGGCACGGTTAACTTTGTTGGTAATGGTGTAACGGCTCATTATGATGCTGCTTCTGGAATTTCAACTATTAATATAGGACACTATAGTAATGCTGCAGGTATTGCAACTGTTGCGGTAAATGCTCAGGGATTAATTGGATCTCCAAATATAACAGTATCTGATATAGTTGCTAATAATGTTTCAGTTGTTCAGACATTAACTTATGAGGATGTAACTAATGTAGATTCTGTTGGACTTGTTACTGCAAGATCTGGTTTACGAGTTCATTCTAATGGTATTGATGTTGCTGCTGGTATTGTAACTTCTGCGAATGGATTTGAAGGAAATATTACGGGTGATTGTTATGGTAATGCTGATACTGCTACTATAGCACTTAATTTAACTGGATCACCACATATAAATGTTACTGGTATTGTTGCATCTGGTGGTATTGTTGTTAGTGGACTTGTAACTGCTACCACTTTTGTTGGTAACTTAGTTGGTAGTGTTGTTGGTGGTAATGTAAATGCTTATGATGGAGCATTTAGTAATAATGTAACTGCTAATAAATTTTATGGTGATGGATCTAATTTAGATGGTATTGTAACAACTAATGATACACCACCTGCTAGTCCTACTGATGGTGCTCTGTGGTGGAAATCTGATGAAGGTATTTTAAAAATATATTATACAGATGTAGATAGTTCTCAATGGGTTGATGCTTCTCCTGGATCAGGTGGTGGTGGATCAGGTGGTGGTGGAACTGATCTTATTAATGATGCTACACCTCAACTTGGTGGTGATTTAGATCTTAATAATTATAATATTTCTGGAACTGGTAATATATCTGCTACTGGAACTTTAGATATAGGTGGTAGAGCTAATGTTGGAAATATATTTTCAACAGGTATAGTAACAGCAACTAATTTTTATGGAGATATTGTTGGTAATGTTACTGGTAATATTGTAGGTAACGTAACAGGAACTTTTAATACTTCTGGTATATCTACTGTTGGTTCTCTTGATGCAAATGGTTCTGCTGATATAAGTGGTTCTATAGTTGTAGGTGGACATACTAATCTTGGTAACGTGAGTATGTCTGGTGTGGCAACTGCTACAGAGTTTCATGGTGATGGGCAATACTTAACTAACATATATTCTGCACCTCCTCAAGGTATTAGCACCACAGGATTTACTGGATTAACAGATTTATTCTGTGCTGGAACCCTTGAAGTAGATAAGCAATCAATTCTTGATGATGTTATTGTATCTGCTGCTGCAACATTCCAAGGTGCTCTAAGTGCTAATACAGGACCAGTTATTCTTAATAATACAACTCTTAATGGTATATCAATATTCACAGGTCTTTCTACTTTCGTGGATATTGATGTAGACGGTCTTACAGAATTAGATGATGTAAGTGTTACTGGTGTTTCGACTTTCTCTGGTGTAATAGATGCTAATGCAGGAGTATTAGCAAACACGCTGAAGGTAGAAGACTTAACTGCTACTAGAGTTGTTTTTACTGGTACTGGTGGAGAGATAGAAGACAGTGCAAACTTAACTTTCGATGGAACTACCTTAACTACTGGTTCTTTTGCTGGTGATGGTTCAAACTTAACTAATGTCACTAATTCTGCATTAACTAATTCAACTATTGGTCTTGGTGGAGTTAATCTTGTTCTTGGTCAATCATATAATACTCCAGGACTTAATCTTTCAAATGCAATAAATTATCCATATACTTCACTTACTGGTGTTACTACTGATATTATAGGGGATACATCTCCTCAACTTGGTGGTAATCTTGATGTTAATAATAAGAATATTGATATTGGAGATTGTACTACTCCTGGATCTGATAATACATTAAAGATTGGATCTAATGGATTAGAGATGCATCATAGACCTGGTGCTTTTGCAACATATATTCAGAATAAAAATAAGGATACAAACCTTTGGATCACGGGACAAAATACTTCTGGAACTTGGGGGCATATTTTCCTTAGACCTTATTTGAATGCTTTTAGTGGTGTTGCTTGTTGGTGGGGTGGTGCTACAGAATTGTATTATGGAAATACGGGAGCCAAGAAACTAGAGACAACTTCTGGTGGTGTTACAATTACGGGAACTCTAAGTAAGAGTGGTGGATCATTTAAGATTCCTCATCCAGTAGCTGGGTTATCTACTACCAAGCATTTGGTTCATTCATTCCTTGAAGGTCCTCAGATGGATCTTATCTATCGTGGTAAGATTGATTTGGTTGGTGGAACTGCTACAGTTAATATTGATACAAAGGCAGGTATGACTGAAGGAACATTTGTTTTATTAAATAGAGATATACAATGCTTCACATCAAATGAAACTGGATGGACTGCTGTTAAGGGATCTGTTTCTGGCAATATATTAACTATTACTGCACAGGATAATACTTGCACTGATACTATTTCTTGGATGGTTGTTGGTGAAAGACAAGATGATACTGTTAAGTCATTAGATATGACTGATAGTGAAGGTAACTTGATCGTTGAACCAGATCAACCAGCACCAGATACAAAACATGCTGATGTTCAATCACAGATATAGGGGTAAATAAATGGCTATTAATTTTCCAAGCAATCCAAGTGTAGGTGATACTCATTCTGCAAATGATATAACGTGGAAGTGGGATGGATCAACCTGGAAAGTTGGTATATCTACAATTAATGCTGCCACCATTCCAGGTATTTCTACAACAGGAGTTTCATATTTTTATGATTTAGAAGTTGTTCAAAATGTATCAGTAGGATCTTCTGTGACTGCTGGAAGTTATTATGGTGATGGATCATCTTTAAGTGGAATTTCTGGTGTTAGTGGTCCTACAGGTCCCACTGGTGCTCCAGGTCCTGCTGGTCCTTCTGGTCCTGCTGGTCCTTCTGGTTCTCCTGGAACTGCTGGTCCTCCAGGTGCTGATGGTAATGATGGTGCTATTGGTCCTCCTGGTCCTGCTGGTCCTCCTGGATCTGGTGGTAGTGGTGGTGGTAGTGTTGGAACTGGTTCTGGAAACTGGACTGCTTCACCAACTGTTGCTCATCGGTTAGATAATATTGCTTTAACTAATGAGATAGCAGATTATACATTGTATTTTAGTAGTGGAACTTATGGTAAACAGTCCCAGAAGGTTACTGTAGTTCATGATGGAACCAATACTCAGACCCAAGAATATGCTATAACATATACTGGTAATGATTTACTAGTTTCTGTTGGATCATCTATTTTTAATGGAGAGGTCACTATAAATGCTACCCCAGAAAATGCAATTACTGGGAATTTAGAATATGTTTTCACTAGAATAGAGGGAGTATAATGATTAGCACAACATTAGATTCAAATACTGGAAGAGTTCTTGTTGTATATCCTGACACTCAACAGGCATATGCAGTTTGCGTAAAAGATGCTGCAGATTGGCAAGAGATTCATGATTATATAATCACTGAAAATAATATAGATGATATTCCAAACAGGAAGATTGATTGTA